ATTCAGGCCGCTTTTCCTTTTTTGTTCCGGAGATGCCCTCATCATAATAGAGCCCGGCGAACTCCCACTCAGGATTTGCATTGACGTAGGATTCATAATGCTTTATTTGAGCATCCAGACTTTCGAGCTGTTCATCGCTGTCGGTAGATACACGGCAGTAGGCCGCAACCCGCAACTTAGTCTGTTCGGTTAAATTGGCCGTGTTTTGAGCAATTTTCGTTACCTTTTTCAAATTCTCACCTCCTTAGTCAGTGTGACATATTACCTCTGAAACGAAGTTATATCAACGATTTCAGGGCATAATCTCGGCTAATAGCGGCGAGAAAGTTTTGCGATTTAATTCGGTTATCTTGTTGAATTCCGACAAGGTAATTAAATCTTTCTCAAGCATAGAAGTGAGTATTTGCTGTGCTCTCACATAATCAACTTCGCGCTGCATTTGCTCATGCGGAGTAGCGTTCACTTCACCATCGATTTTCAGCCCTTCGCCAATAGGGCAACGCATTAACTCAAGTTTCTGTTCATTGAACACGAGAAACCACCTCCTCGCTATACGGAGAAAAGTGGAGCGTTTTATACACCTATAAATAAAAAAAGCCCGCAGAGTTTTTACGCTCCGCGGGCTTGAAAATAGTTATCACGAATATTTAATGAAAGCATCCTTAAATCCTGCCGCCTTAACTTTCTTAAGCATGGCGTCAGCATTTGCTTTGACAGAGTATGCACCGACTTGAACTCGGTACAGTTTCTTCAGTTCGGTGGAGGTAGGCGCTTCTATTGCTGACAGCAACTTTTTAACTTCGGCACGGAAAGTATCCATTGACTTCCCGTGTTTAGGAAACCAGTGCCCGGGGTCGGCATGGTTACTGGCGATACCACGCTTATGCCCTTCGTAATGCCCAATGATCACGCCATCTGCCATTGGATCGAGCTTGTACTCTTTGCAGAGATAGGCGCATAATTCAGCTGCTTCTTTATATACAGCATTGAAGTAAGCAGCATCAGTCAAGCCATCTTCACAAATTTCAAAACTGATATGAGTATCGTTGACTGAGCCTTTTGAACCGGAGCCGCCATGCCAGCCTCGATGATTCCACGGCAAGGTCTGATATGTGGCGATACTGCCATCCGCCAGTTTGCCAATAAAGGCATGTACACAGACCTGCCGCCCATCCGGCTTATCCTGATTCCAATGGTTATTATACTGGTTCTTGCCCAACAGACCGTCATCTGGACCCACATAGCGTTTGAGGTTTGGGTTATTTGCCCCGGTAGAATGCACCATGATACCCTTAGGAGTGATAGTTCGGCCTGCTTTGTAGCAAGCATTGTTGGTCAAAATGAGTTTATGGAGGTTCATCTATTTATCCTCCGATCTGCTGTGAAGCTGTACTAAAATATCTTTTAGTTTCGCCGGGATGGGCAGTCCGAGATGTCCAGCATTTTCAAGCATTGACACACCCTCATTGGATAGATAGAAGAAGATGACCGCAGTACGCAACACCCCGGCCTGCCCCAGTACTTGGACGTCAATAATGTTTCCGATACCAACCATCATAAAAATGAGCACCTTTTTAGAGATCCCCTTGAAGCCGACCTCGCTGGATAACCTATGGTCTACTATGGCGCACATCACACCAGTGATGTAGTCGATCACCACGAATGCTATGAGCGCATAGAGAAAGCCGTCTGCTCCTCCGAGAAACCAACCGATCCAGCCGCCTATAGCGGCGATCATTAGTTGAATCCATGTCCAGATTTCTTTCATGTTGTTTTTCCTCCTAATAAATAGTCACACCATTCAGATTTGGTTTTTTAGATGCTTTTCCGATCAAATCTGAAAGTCGTGCTTTGCCTTTCCGTCCGCCGCTGTCCACGGTGAACGCTGTATAAAAACCGCCCCTGCCGAAGTTGTGCGTCACATCAGTGACCGTACCGATGGTTTCATATTTCGTGCCGTTTATGAGCCGGACTTCGTCCCCGATAGTAAGCTGCGGTGTGAAGATGCCGACGAAACTCTCCTGCCTGCCGGAAATGGCGATGGCCTGTGCCAGTTCCTTTGCCATAGCAGTTATCTCGGCAAAGGTCGCACCATCGGCGGCTGTGACATAAGCCGTACGATGGGACGGCTGTATCCACCATTTGCTCCGAGGAACATCGGCATAGACCGTGTTTTCCGGTTCGGCACAGGTGACGCAGACCCTACTGACCGCTTCTGAATCGTCATACTCTACGCTGTAACTCCAGCAGCTTTTATCTCGCTCAAAGCTGTACACGGCAGGCTGTTCAAAGCGGGCATCGGAAACCTTGGCCACACCGATGACACCTGCCGCTGTTTCATCTACCTTCCATCCGTCAAGAAGGGAGATGACCTGCTTAATACCGTCCAGAATGGTAACATCCGGCTCAAAGCGGAGTTTCCATGTCTTAGCGTTTTCGCCGACAAAAAAATCCTCCACCTCTGCAAGACGGAGAATTTCATGAAAGTTTAGCTGGAGCGTTGTTTCCTCGAAGGTATTATCCTCGTTAAAGGTCTGCTCCTTCAGTAGCTTACCGATGGCATTACGGGCAGATACCGATACTTTTTCCTCCGGATAGGATACCGAAGCCCTGTCGATATAGAAGATGCCGAGAGGGATTTCACCACTGTTTCCGAGAGAAAAGTACAGTTCCATCTTTGTGCCGGGGGTAACCAAGGCACGGTAACGGTTGAGCATTGCGCCTTTGATATTCAATAGTGTACAGGACATCTGCGACACCTCGCTGCCAACGCCGTATTTTATCGAGCCGTCCACAAAGGAATTGCTGATATCGGCGGGCAGCATATACATCACAAATCGGTGCTCACCCTCAGCGCTCCAAAATCCGTAAGCGCCGTAATGAGCCACTCTTTTGATGCTCGGATAGGATACCGCTTCATCAGGCGAAATCCTGCCGACTTCTTCATAGGTCAAATCTCCGTACAAGCCGAGGACAGGGTCTGTCGTACTACCCTCAACCGTTCCATCAGAAGTGAGGTATATAAAACGGAGCAGATTGTCCGAGGTGTGAATCACCTGCGGAAACAAGCCTGCTCCGGCATCAAGAGTATATTCAAATGTTAATTGCATGGGTTCACCCCCTTTGAAGTTGAATCGAGTAGGTAAATCTCAGCAGATTGTTCTCGGTCTTGAAGGGGTACTCGATAGCAAAACTGGCGGTTATCGCTGCACCAGCCACGGGAGGTTCGGTAAACTTTAGTCCCGGGACGGTTTTACCCAAAAAGAAGGTCGTACCGAAACTTTGTCCGTCCCTTGTGGGTAGGCCGTTATAATACAAGCTGTATGACCAATTATAGCTGACCCTACCTGCCACAGTTAATGTTTCCACCTGCTTTGTTCCGGGATTTCCAGAAGCATCTAATGTCGATGTGGGGATAGCTGTTAATCCGGTGCAGGTGTCGTTTGCGATGCTGATGTTGAGGGTAGGATCATTGTCCGCAGCCACTTTAGCGGTCAATCGCACATATCTGCCATTGGCAGGGCTGATGGTAAAGAAGTCGGTGATATCGGAATTTTCTTCAAAGGCAGCATTTACCTTGGTGGCAACAGTTGCCGCCGAATCACCGCTTGCAACAGGCACAGAAAGAGTGATAGGCGAATTTGCCATGCCCTCGGCAGTTACTATAACCGCCGCATTTCCTGCCGCTCCAATAGTTCCTGTCACATAAATATGTTCCTGTTGTTTTACAGGCGCAACTCCGGCGGTTGTGTTGGCTGAGGTGGAAACTGCGGTCAGCCCTGCACAGGTTCCGTTTGACAGAGCGATATTGAGGTTTGAAACATTCGACGCCGGTGCTTTTGCGGTTAAGATGACATCTGCATCTGAAACCGACACATCATATAAAGCGGTAATGTTTTCATTGTTTTCAATGGCCGCTTTGATTTTGCCCGCTACAATATCTGCCGTGTCGGATGAGTCTACAGGAACGGAAAGGGTAATCGGGGAGCCTGTCATTCCGCTTGATGTGACAACAACGGTGGCATTGCCTTCGCCGCTTAAAAAGGCTCTCCAGTACCTCGCTGAAACCTCTGTGAACTTCCAGACCTGACCTGTTCTTGTAAGGTTCGATACATCTGTCCAGTTCGTGCCGTTTGCAGAGTACTGGATTTTAAGAGTATCCAGTCTTGCAGAGGGAACAGTCAAAATATCTATTTTCAGAGTATTGCAGGCTTTGGCAGTTCCAAAGTCAATTAATATCGGATTTTCATCGTTTACGGTGCAGGAGGAGGGGTACATCGCGTCGTCATAACAATCCCACCAAGCGATGGGGTCACGATAGTTACGGCCTGTATAGGATGTTCTTGACGCAAGATTTCCGAAGGTTACCCCGGCATCTTTGCAAGTAAGTGCAGCCGAATGGTAATTCTCATACCAGTCTCCGCAGTTATTTTCATAATCCACGGCAAAGTCTATGCCTTCGGTCAGTTCCTCCCCATCTATGAAAACCCTTGCTGTTCCTGCCTGTATCAACGGAGCCTTAATATCAAACTCTGTTGTTTCACCGTCACCCTCTCCGATAACCAGATGATTTACCTGATAGGGCGGAAAAACCTCGTGGTTGGGAAAGGTAAATGCACCGACCCCGGCGACACCCAGATGCTTGACGATGCGGTTGTTGCACTCGCTGTCAAGGAATGTAACAATGGGCAGGTCATACTGATAAGTTTCAATATTGCCTTCGCCATTACTAAAGGTGTAACTCTTGCTTCCATGAAACTTTAAACTCATATCCGAGGAATACTCCAAGGGAAAGCGAGAAAAGCGCACATAGCTGTCCGTGCTTCCGGTGAGCAGCCATCTGAGCAGATAGTTATTTTCAGCCGTAGGATAAATCCCGTTTGTGCCGAAACCGGACGGTGTGTAAGTGGCATAAAAGGTCGCCGTAATATACACCACATCCGTGTCGGTTTTTGCAATAGCAATCTGATTGCCTTCAGAATCCTGCAGCATGGCATGGGACATGATGTAGTAGGAGTTTGACCATGTTCCGCTGTAATAGCCTTCAAGCGCCACTTCGGTAATGGTAGAGCCGTTACACTCTGTGGCTTCCAGCTTTATTTGCTTGGTGGTGCGCGAAGTCGGATACTCATAAACTGTTTCCAGTGTTGTTACGGCTTTTCGTGTCAGGTGCGTAAAAAGGGATGTGTCCGTAATCTTTGGCGTACCCGTTCCGGTACCAATGGCAATGTATCTGAATAGGTCTGTCGTTTTGCTTAAAGGCGAAGCAGTTAGCCTGCTGTTGAAATAGTAGTTTGTAATAACGTTAAAGCCCACGGCGGTCTGTTTCACCTTGCCACTTTCAGCATCCACCACTTTCACATCAAAGCGATTGTGAAGGGTAACCTTTTCTTGTATCTTCATTTTGAAAACCTCCTAAATGGGTAGTGTGGAAACAGGCTGCAATTCTACGGATGCGGATACAATTTCAACCGCTGCTGTGCACGGCTCTTGGTAATACCAAGAGAATACAGCCTCGTCAATCCATGTCTCTGCCGAAATGGTAGATATGCTCGCTGTTTCATTTTTGTAAGCATAATAATCAATAGTTTCCGCTTCAGCGAATGCACTCAAGGAGGGCAGAAACCATCTTTGCTCGCCAAGTTTGTAATACCAGAGGGATCGGTATTCCGGCGTAGTAATGGTCACTGGAGTTGTCCTGCGGATATCAGCACTTGTGTAGAGGACAATTGCCTGTTCATCGATGTCATAAAGTGCTTCGGTGAATGTCACTCCTGAAACGGAGAGTGCGCATTTTAATAGAAACCCTACATCCGGCGTTCCATGCAAAGGTCTTGAAAGTCGTAACTTAAAGCCATAGCAGTAAAAGGTTTCTATACGGTTCAGTTTTTCCACCGAAACAACGGAGATTTCCTCCGAACCCGGCGCATCTAAGAGAACATAGGGATATGTGGCATTTACCGATGCATATTCCTTGCTGAGCGTATCAATCTCACGAATGTCCGACATCCACATCCTCACATTAGAGGCGTTCACATGAACGGTTTCAGGTCGCACACTCATCCCCGCATAATTTCGATGGGTCAGAGCAAGGCACATCTTGCCGTTGTTCTGTGTTAGGAAGCCGATACGGAAATCGTTGGTGCGGATAACCGACAAGGTCACATTTCCTGTACCGAGGGAGGGCACCTCATGCTCTGGTTCCCAGACATAAGAACCGTTGTCCTGACAGCAAAAGGCACGGTAATATACCGAGTCGCCCTTGAGGTAGCCGACAACCAGCCCCTGATCCAAATCTCGGTCAACACTGGACTGCCAGCCCTTGCAGGCGGATATTTGCGAAACGCCTGTGGCAAGCAGCGTAGCGTTTTCGCTGTCCTTCCAGATTTGAACATAAAGATTTCCGTTTCGAACATAAAAGATATACGGGTACTCCTCGGTTTGAAGGTAGTACCACTCCTTTGCGGCGTTCATTTTCCACACGCCGTTAAACTCAATTGCCACATCGGTTGCTGAACCCAGCGTCCATTGGAGTTCCCAAGGGTACTCCAGTCCTGCCGGGAACTTTCGTCTGTATATGTTGGCGATGCCGTCATCAATACAAATGGCATAGGCAAGGGATAAATCCGCTTCTCCTACCATCTGCCGCACAGCCACATCTCCAAAGGCAGGAGAGATATCCTCATGAATCGGCTCGGAGAGCAGTGAGTTGATTGAGGTCTGTGTCGCCACTACCCGCAGTTTTGCCATGCTGTCCGTGCTTTCTACCTTAAAACGGTTGAGTAGCTTTTCTTTCAATGCAATGGGAATGCTTCTCATGGATTGCTCACCTCGCTTACCGCCGCAAGAGTGGCCGTAACCTTGTACCAGCCTGCTACAAGATACTCGAAAGAGGCAAGTTCAATGATTCGCCCGGTAAAAACTCCCTGTCTGACAGCGCATTCAAGAAGCGGAACGCTATCCTCGGCTGCCATTAGAGCTGCCTTCCCTTTCTCGTCCACATAGAGGGTTATTTCATAATGTACAGTTGGAATACCAAAACGGGTCAGATATTCCGTGCCATCAAGGGCGGTTTGCACAGTGCGAATGACATCCTGTGTTTTCCGAAAGCTGACAAAGCGCGTGATGATTTTTCCTGTTTCCGTATTTTTCAAATAGGTCATACACGCACCTCCTGTCTAAGCTGGTTAATGATAATGTCCACCACAGAGGACATTTCGCCGGAGGAGTTTATACCCTCCACCCGAATTGTGCCTGTGTGGTTGTAAGTCATGGATGGAACTCCTACATAGGAAGGTTCAAGCCCCGCAAAACTCGCTGTTATGCCGAAGTCGGTGGGGATAGCCTTTTTCATATCCTTTTCCACGCCCGACATAGCTTTCATGAAGCCGACACCGATACCTTCACCCATGTTGCCGCCTATTCCGGCGAACACAGTAGAAGGAGAGTTAATACCCAGCAGACTTTTTGCCCCGTCTACAATGCCTGAAAAGAAACCGCTGACTTTGTCTGCAATCCAAGAACCGAGGGATTTTATGCCTTCCCAAAGTCCGGTCACGATGTTCTTACCGATTTCAAATACTGCGCCCACCGCTTTTCCAAGGCCTGTCACGATCGCCGCAATGATCTCCGGCAGCTTCGCCACAAGCTGGGGTATGGCTTTAATCAGTCCAAACGCAAGCTGTACAGTAAGTTTGATGCCCATTTCAATGATGAGGGGCAGGTTGTCGGTAATAAAGTCGATGATGGTCATGATGATTTCGGGTAGAGCATCAATCAACTCCGGCAGTGCGTTTAACAGACCCTCCGCCAAGCCTTGGATAATGGCAAAGGCAGCTTCAAGGATTTGATCCATGCTGTCTAAAAGACCCTGCACGATGGTGATAATCGCTTCCACCGCCGCAGGAATCAGTTCCGGCAGAGCCGAGCCAAGCCCCATCACCAGAGCGGTAATCAACTGTACTGCCGCATCAATTAAAAGCGGCAAGTTATCAATCAGTGCACCCACAATGGTTAATACCGCATCCACGGCGGCGGGGATTAGTTCAGGTAAAAGACTGAGTAGGGTTTCAAGTACCTGTGTAAACAGGTCAACCACCGTAGATAGCAGGGTCGGCAGTAAGTCCCCGATCGCCTTCAGTATTCCGTCAAGAGCGGGAGGTAGAGCCTTTACAATATTCTCAATGACAGGCACGATATTTTTCACAACGTGCTGGAATGATTCGACTACATTACCGACTAACATTTCAATGTCTGCGTCAGCATTGCCAAGTCCAGCCATGAGATTACCTATTGCAGACTGCATTCCGGATATAGAGCCGCTGATGGTTTCGGTGGCTTCCAAAGCTGTGGTGCCAGTGATGCCCATTTCGGTCTGAATAACGTGGATTGCCTCGGTCAAATCTGAAAAAGAGGACAGGTCATACTTAATACCTGAGATTTTCTCGGCATCAGCAAGAAGCCGTTCCATTTCAGATTTGGTGCCGCCGTAACCCAGCTTTAAGTTATCGAGCATGGTGTAATTCTGCTTGGCGAATCCCTGATAGGCCGTCTGGATGGAGGACAAATCTGTACCCATCTTATTGGCGTTATCCGCCATATCTGTGATGGCCATATCCGCAACTTCCGCTGCCTTAGCTGTATCACCACCCAAGGACTGAATCAGACTTGCTGAAAAGCCTGTGACGGTTTCCATATATTCATTTGCCGACATTCCTGCCGTTTTGAAGGCATTGGCAGCATAGTTCTGCACCGTTTGAGATGCATCGCCAAAGAGGGTGTCCACACCGCCGACAAGTTGTTCAAAATCGGCGTATGCCGCAATAACTTCTTTGCCCAGCTTGACGGCGGCTGCTCCGGCGGCAAGAGCCACAGCGCCCATTGCGGCACCGACACCTTTTAACACACCGCCCAGTTTTTCGAACTTACCGCCGGATTTCTCCGCTTCCTCGCCCGACTCTTTCAACTCATCGCCAAGGTCGTCGGCAGAGTCCGCCGTTTCGTCCAGTTCCCGTTCCATGCCGTTGAGTTCGGCTTTGGCATTGTTAAGCTGGATTGCCCAGTTTTGAGTACGGCGGTCATTTTCTCCGAAGCTGTCGGCGGCATTCTTTAAGGCGGATTCAAGGGTGGCGATTTTATCCTTCTGGGCATCAATGGCCTTATTCAGAACCTCATTTCGTGCCGTAACCGCTGCTACAGATTTATCCTGCTTATCAAATTCGGAGGAGACCAGCTTCATCTCACTGCCGAGAACCTTGAAAGACTGGTTGATATCTCGCAAGGCATTTTTAAATTCCTTTTCGCCCTCGATGCCAATCTTGAGTCCAAAATTATCCGCCACAAAACCACCTCCTTCCGGCTAAAATGGGCATAAGAAAAGACACTCTTCTTGAGTGCCATGAATAACAATTGTCTATATTCCATATGGAATGATTTCATCAATCCCATATTCACGCTTTGGCTTTGCCAAGCCGTGATATTGCTTATAAACCTCCCACTGGTCGAGCAGGTGACCGATAGGCATTAACCAGACCTCCTGCTCAGGTCGATGAAGGAGGGATACACCATAAAAAATCAGTCGGGCAAAGGATTCATCATCACTTACCCGACTTGTGAGTTTTTTGAGGATTCCTCCTCACTTTCCACATGACGTTTTGTGCCTTTGTACATGGCTTCCATGATGGCATTTTTATATTCTCCCAGTTCAAGGGGCGAAGTGAGAAGTTCCACCGCATCCTCTGTGAGCAGATCTCGCTTTTCAGAGGGATTTTGAAGGTTGTGAATCAGCACCGACTGGTTGGCAAGCAGTGTGATAAGCCAGACAATCTCATCGAGAGCCATCTCAAAGTTTTCGGACTTCATCAGCTTTTCGCCAAGATTAGATAGACCGCCGTATCTTTTGGCGATCTCCTTAGTTGCCTTGGTGGTGAGGAGCATTTCATATTTTGTCTCGCCGATTTGTATCATAGCACTTCTCTCATCAGACATTATTCTTCACCTCCGCCGGTAACTGTAAAAACAGGTTCATATACTTGCGTGTACCAACCTGTAATAACAGATGACGGAACGCTTGGATCGTCCTCGTTGGCTTCCGATTTCCACGGGTGCTTCCCATTGTCATCCAGCTTATTCCTGCGCAGTACCGTCCCTTCAATGGTCGGCGTGGAGAAGGTGATGCTATCTCCTTTGGTTGCAAGGTTGGTAGCAGGAATACCAAAAACCACACGATAAAGCCAGAAGTATCTGTATTTTCCGTTTGCCTTCTTTGCCCGAAACCCTACGGCAACAGCAGCGCCGCCGTCCTCACTACCCGACACTACCACATGATTGTCGTCAATTTTTGCTCCGGTCAAATCCTCGGCAGCGGTAATACCAATATCGTCAATGCCAAGAGAGAGCTTGCCGCTTTTAAATTCCTTCACGATTTCTGCGGGTCCATCGTCTGCGTAAAGAGTGGCTTCTGCAAGTTCGACAGACAGATCCGCCTTGATTGCCTTTGCTAACTGAACAGGGGTGTCGTAGGTTTCATCGCCATTTGCACCCTCTGTGATTTTTGAATAATAGAGCTTATCCAGCCCGATTGTAGCCATTTGTTATTCCTCCAGTTCGTAGTATTTCGCCACATCGATGGCGTAGTGGTGATAGCCGGTATCATCCTCGTGTCCGATATACCGGCGGTCGGTAATAACAAAATCAGCCTGGAGGAGCA